AGCGCTACGTGTGTTGAAAAACTTTCCCAAAGCCCCCTATCGGTGGGGACATTCTTTGGATTTTTCCGCACAACTTATTAAACATTACAGAGGGTGGTCGCCAACTCACCTAGGGATTTCTCCCTCGTTTGCTCTGGAGGTTTTAAGTTCCTCATAACTAGCTTCCCTTCGAGTGGCCTCGCCAAGGCCTTCTTTCCGTGGGGTTACTCGTCCACTTTTTCCGTGGTGGACCACGGGCTAATTTGCCATTGAGTTCGCCAGGCTCAATAGGATAGCTTCTGCCCCTTAGGGGGGGGAAAGCTATCTCAACCCCCACTCGCAACGGATACGTACGTGAACACGTTTTCCCGGCTGAAAAGCCGGGGCTATCCCACTCCTACCAAGTCACGGGCTGGTAGGTTACCCGATTTGCTCTTTCTTCTTTCTCTGCGAGGAGAGCTCCCTCGCGGCTGCCTTAATTTCGCATGATGGCTTGTGGGGGGAGGTCGCCAAGCCCCAGGGTTTCCCCCGGCTGCCCCCACCCATCATGGAAAGTTTCATCTTCGATCCCTAGAACACATCGCTGACCACCTGGAACCTCCCGATGATATCCAGGCCCTCCGCATACGTGTTCATGGTGCCCGTCTCAGCGTTGAGGATCTTTCGGATGACCTTCACGGTTTCAGGAAGATCTCGCGACCACGTGGCCCTACTCTTGGTTCCAATTAGGCTTCCACACTCAATATCCTGTTTCTTATGAAGGTATGGAATGTCCCCCCATGAGTATAGGGGCGTCTTGTCCATGACCCATGGGTTGTTCAAGATCCAGACCCGGTTCCAAACATCAAGCATGTCCTCCGTAGTCATCCACTCAAACTTTTGGTGTATGGACCATGACGTTCTGCCTTCCGGAACCCAGTTGATTGGAACCGCCGCGTTTATGGCTGCGAAGCCCATCCTCAGATCTCTCCGGTGAAAAAAGTACAGAGCCCACATTTGTCCGTGGGCCTTGGCCAGGCATGCGCTTTCAGCTATGCTAACCAACCCCCCCTTCTGGATGCGGCTTCTCCCTACGATCTCGTCCTCGTGCCGGCAGGGGACGATCAGTTCCCTTCCATCCTTCAACACTAGAGGGTGATAGTGATGCGAGCAAAACTCTACCCTTTCCCATATCGTTTCAACATTCGAGGGAAGATCTACTTTTATGTTCTTTCTGATCTTTCCCGTCTCGTTCAGATACGTCAGGGACTTTGCAAACTCAATCCTGTCGGTCGCCACCACCACGTCATCGCCTGCAATCACCATGTTCGCCAGCCGGTGCTCCATATTCTTGATTAGCCACCTTTCGATTACCTCCTCGTCTGCTTCCAGTAGGCCCTCACTCTCCAAGGTCCTCCCAATCTGGACCTTTCCATTCGTTATGGTGTTTAGTGCATAGGTGACAACCTGGCCAGATCCCCGCTGATCGGACCGCGACACTACATCCATCACCGTCCCACTCCCAAACTTCTTGTGGGAGCGAGGGAAGAGAGCCACGATATTTTGGTAGGCAAATCGCATAACGGCCTCGGCCAAGGCACGATGGTATGGATCGTCAATCATACTCAGAATCAGGAATTCCTCGTCCGCTAGATCAGCCTGACTTATCCGTGTGTCCCAACCAGCTATGTCGTCCGCGATGAAATACTTTCCCTTCCCTGCGATCTCTTTCAGGTAATTGCCGAAGTAGTTCACGCCCTGTCCGCCAACGCCTCCCGGGAAGTTCTCCCGTGACACCCAGTGATCTTCATTGAGGAAACCTAGGGCTTCGTATTCAAGATAGCGACTGCCAAGCCACATATACCAAATGGTCCTCGACCCCTTCGGCTCCCCTGCGACAGCTGGTTTTTTCTCCTTTTTTCCCATGGTGTTGTAAATGCACATCTCACAATCACCGGTCAGGTGTAGGTTTCGCTCCCTAATGACCAAATCCCAAAACTCTGGGGATTGGAGGGCCTCATTCACCTTCCTCCAAGGGACATCCTGGCTCCACGACCCAATAGCTGCATCTGGTCTGACATTCCTAATGAAGTCTTCTTGTGACAGGATCCTGGGGACCAGTCGGCGACGACGGAACATCCGGGCCATTTGCCTCATTATCTTCCGGTTCACCATCTTCAGGTGGTCGTTTGGCTCAGGGACAGCCGTGTCAACCTTTTCACGCAATACTTTCTGCTGGGCGTACGTCGACACATCTGTCATCATGAAGCTCGTCACTCCTCCCACGGCCTCCCATGGCCACATCACCTTCCGGACAAGAGGGTTCACTGTCTGTCCCCCTGTGGGGACGTCGTCTGTTACGTAAGACCCGTGGTACTTGAAAGTTTGGTACGGGTGATTATCATCCACGAACCAGGTGTGTCTATTCTCGTTTTTTAAGCGGTTAATCCTTGATTCAGTCAGCGTGTGATCCATGTCTTTTATCTTGGCCTGGGGGTCTGCCCGAGTGCCCGTCCTGAGCTTTGGCTCAGCTCGTATGATGGAGTCCATCCTCTCCCGGAACCTCCCAATGAGGGAGCCCAGAGTCATGTACACGTCCCGGACGATGTTGGATCTTTGGCCTGATATGAAGTACATTTCGGCCGTCGAGTTCCTGCTGAGTGATAACCTCACCATCCTCCCGCCAAACCTGTGCTGGAGAGTCTCCAACTTCCGCAAGACGTCCACGGCATACGGACACAGAACTTTTGTGCAAAATTGGGCCCCTTCATTCTCCGCTAACCACTTCTCAAGAAGATTTAGGACAACCAAGGTTCGCGTCTTCTCCTTCCTGAAGTCTGGGTCACTCTCCCCAATGTCGCAGACCACTGTGTCACAATGGCTCGGCTCCAGATTCAGCACATTTGTGCCGCCCTTCAGTGTTACCAAGTTGTATCCAAAGGTCGTGAACCGTTGGGGATTCTCACGTTCCTCTCCACCCAAAGTGAAACCTTCAACGCGGGTTACTCGCTCTTCCATTGCTAACCTCTGCGACCATCCCCCCCGGCCGCATCCCAGATCAATGACTTTCCCTTCGGGCTGCCAACCATACTTCTCGATTAGTTCCGTCATCTTTAGTCCTCCCCGGGAGACATAATCCCCCCGTGGGGTCTCATCCACTCCTCGCGATCTATACTCTTGGAACTGAACTTGCGAGAGGGCATTTAGTGCCTTCTTCCACCGAACACCCAAACTTGAAGCCGAAGTTTTCGCCAGAGACCGCACCCTGGATGGATCTGGGATCATGCCTAGCACAATGCGGAACACTACGCACACGGCCCGGTCAGGGATGTGAGTCAAGTAGAAAATTCCAACAAAAGACACAACCGCCCCAAAGTCAATGTGCTGGTGCATTTGCGACTTGGGGTGGTACAAGTGCCACGTGCAATAGGCAATGATTGGGATCCCCGTAGCCACATCCAAGATGTTCCTTGACGCCAGAACCCACAAAACCACTAGAACAATGGGATACACATACATGTACCCCCGCGTGTTATCATGTGGGGTCCGGTCAATCAAATTTGTGGCGACACTGTGCCGTTGGTCCCTAGCTTCAACTGCCGCGACAACTCGATCACTCAAATTCCATTTCTGCATTCCGGAGTGGAGTACGAAGAACACTGCTGCAACCAATGATCCGACGATTATGTTGATGGCATTCCCTGTCAGATAGATCGACAATAGACTAGGCACCAGGGAGCGCCACTGTAGATGGTCCACCCGAAAACCTGAGACCCATTGTTGCATTGCAGGATGCGTAGCCACATATGCGCTCAACATGGCGGATTCTGTGGACCAGGAAACGAACTTGATGCCCAAAACTGTCACGAAAAAGAATACTTGCAAGACTCCCATCAAATTTAGGACGCTCCCTCGCACATATGCCATGTTGAAGAAAGGGGTCTTGATGCTGGTCTCATGCTCCATAGTCGCAGCCTTGAACATATACGCTATGTCGGATGCCACATTCGGGAACGTTCGAAGCTCCCAGGCAAAAAGTCCCAGCAATAGTAAGCAGATTACTACTAGCCATTTCAGCAGGTCCATGTCTCCGTAACTCCGCTGGGACTCTCTGGCCTCCATGATGCACTCAAAGCAGTATATGAACAAGACCAACACACAGATGATGGATATGGCTACGTCGAAATAGTGGAGGAAGCCTGGCAGGAACCAGAACAAACCTCTGCTCATGGGTTTCTGGTAGGATGCGTAGCTTGCCATGGCTGAGCGGTAAGAATCTTTTCCCTTGCTTCCCGCGAACAATAGGTGGCACGCGAAGGCGATGATGTGGTAAAGAATCAGCCCTGCCAGGACTAAACACGCCCCTAACACCAAAGAAGTCCAATTCGCGACCGTTTTGTCCACGTCATAGTCCGGAAGGGTCTCGTCGGTTATATCCTGTATCGTGTACAGGGATGACAGCACATCTTTGACAACCTTTTTCCAGCTTATGCTCATGATCGCGGTCAAGAAATCACTCCGCGTGGATAGGAAGAACTTGATGCCAGCCTCTCTCGTGCTCCATGGCTGCCTCTCAAACCTGTGGTCCACAAACTTTGGCTTATAGAGCATTCGTCCCGTTCCGGCGTCAATATACTCTGCTTTGTCCAAAATCCTTCCTCCAAACAAGATGTCATGCCGTAGATCAAAATTCTCGGCCCATCGCCAGGCCAACCAGATGGGGATCTCCTCACGGTCCAACAGACGGAAAAATCGCTCTCGATTGGGCCCTATGAGACGGAACGTCCCAGGGGGCTGCCCATATCCCGCTTCCTCAGTCATCAGGGAGACTCCCATCTGATCCAACACCATCTGAGCCTCAATCCAACAGGCCCAGTTGTGTGGTTCTTCGCGGGTCCCCGCATCCACTGGGTAAACATACACTCCTTCACTACCTCTTCCTGTCCTCCCTTTCCGCTGGATCATGGACGCCGTTGTTATGTCTTCTCTACTCAGAACGATGTCATGGTCCCCGGCAACGATGGGCTTCACCACTTTCCTTAGGTCAATTACTAGGTCAACGTTGTAATTTGCACCCATCTCTGAGATGTCGGTTGAATAGATCACACGCGTGGCCTCATCCAGTGCAACCCTGTAGTTGGTCTCAAAGTTGTCCCGATGCAACGCTACCCCATGGTTGGTTGAGTTCGCTAGGTTCTGGGCCATATCCTGGGATGGGACAAAGACTATTGTCTTCTCCCCTCCCACGTCACGAATGACCTTTTCGACCCATGTGCTACTCATTATCCGAGGTAGATTTATTGCCATCTCCTGGATGGGATAGTTTGACCCAACCGAGGGGGGATGACCTGGAGGTGTGGCCGACAAATACACGACGTTGACTCCGGCATTCTCATTTAGATAGTCCATTATTCCACGGGCCGCAATTGACATGGGGTCCAAGAAATGGCACTCATCCATCATGATTGTGTTCACTCTGATGCCTTTCCAGCCTCTCGCCTTGACGTAACTCGTGAACGTGGCGTGGCACGCCAACGTCACCGGTTGCTTCGAGCAAAATGCCACGTTCGTGCCAATGTTGAAGTCCTGCTCTCCAAAAGCCTTCCTCACCTCCTCCAGAACAACTCGGGTGGGAGTTAGGATCAATGTGCGTTTCCCTTGAGCCACATTGTCGACCGTCTCCTTGACAATAAAAGTTCTCGTTTTTCCCTTTCCTGGATGCCAATCAATAAACCTTCTACTTGGGTTGGACCCGAGCGGTACCCCCACTGGGGGTGGTGATATTTGGTCAGGATCCTGGTGAAATGACGTCACTATTGATCGATACACATCTCCGAACATGAATCCATATCCGTACAGCCCAACAGGCTCCCCATCAACAAAGATTGGCGACCCAGAAGAACCATGTCCAAAATCGCGAGAGATGTACATGGTCTTCACGCCATCAAGTGTGATGATTCCTGGCTTGTACCTATGATATTCAACTGTTCCATCTGGACAGCATGCCATAATCTCCACTTCATCCGAGAGCTTCGGCTCAGTCAAGTTCCATGGTCCACCGTATGACACAACGTCTTTTGTGACGTTCCCGGAATGAGCACTGACCGCCTTTCCTCGCCAAAAGAGCACATCCCCCTTGGTGACGTGCCACAATGTGTGGAACGTCCCCTTGCGGACTATCCCCACTCCCCTCTGGCGATCGATGGCCATTCCTTTTGATTTAATACGATAAACACCATCAGTCAAGTCCGTGAACCGGGTCACTACCTCCTTCACTTCGACGTCTTCCCAAGTCCCAAGGATATCGTCACTCCTTATCGAAAACTGGGTGGCTGCCCGCGTGATGTGTATGATATAATCCTTCAATGGAGTCATCACCACTCCTACAAAATACGCTACGCCAACTATCCAATGAATAGCAAAGAGAATTGCTCCAATGGAAATGAGCATCAGGCTCTCGGGCAGCGATACTATATCGTTATACCCGACCACCTCAATACCTTCTTCGCCGTAGGTACCACGAAGGTCCTCAGAGATCGTCACGTCCTCACCATCCTCTTCAAGAGCTACTCCTTCCTGTATCTGAGCCGGTGCTATGTACTCCAAGTACAGCTTCTGATTGTTGTGATCTAGAGCTATCACCGAGATAATCAGCAGCACGGCCAACGTCGCCGCCACTAATTGGCATTCCGCACGCTCGCATGCCCAGATGGCAAAAAGACTTGCACACGTTAACAAGGTCGGTATGTACTTTCCTTTGACGCCTCTCAGCCCACTTCCACACCCGGGCATCTTCCTCCAAGTATTTCGACAGCATTTCATCAAAATTCCCGCTAGCAGCGCTGCTCCTATCGCTATTGCTGAGTTCAGACCTACAAAACTGCAAAAAATTATTGCGGCGTAAGGCACTTCCTGACATATCAGATTCCCCATCGCGGCCATCACTAGAACTCCCATGGCGTTGATCGCTATCGACCATATTGGGGAGGCTTTGTGAAATGCCCACATCAGACACGAAGAGCTCATGGCTAAAACATTCTCTAGGCCAACAACAACACCTGTGCCCATCCGAAGCAGCTTCCTCTCTATCATGTGTCCGATCAGGAACATTATTGGTTCCTGAGTGTGCAGTAGCACCCACAGAGGGATTATCAACTTGGACAGGCTGAGGGACTGGGTTGATGCCTGTAACAATACCATCCACATTCCGAAGCCTGCGACAGAGAAAATAGACGGCAATCCCCATAGAAAGAAAGCTAGCCAAGATAGTAACAGCCGGGTACATGAGGACCGTCGGGGGAAAATCCGCGTGAGGAACTGCATTGTCACGACTAGGCAAAGGAAGCTTACTACGTTGTCCTCGAGGTGGCCCTTCCTGATCTCCACCCCGTGCATGTAAAAAACCGGCCCAGCCATTCCGCGAATTGCCCAAGGGGCATAAGTGGCGTGGGCGTGGGGTTTCCACATCTTCAACGTCTCTTCAACTGTCGGTTCTGGGTCATCCGAGAGAGGTGTCTCTATGACTCTCACGGGTTCCTGCTTCGTTTCTGTCTGCTTCCGAATCCTTTGTATCTCCATGGGATAGTACAAGTCATTTCCAGGTCCCACTATGAAGTGCACCGGGGTGGTGCAGCTTTGACAACACCACTCAGTGTCTTCCGCCGGATTAACCATTTGTGCCTCCGACCGCCCCGTGCACTTGGGATCCACTTTGACGTGCGTGCCCGAAACTGGTCCAACGATCATCTTTATTGGAGCCATTTGCCAGGGGAAGTTATTCTGCACCCTATATCCCGGAATGTGGTTTGCTTTTGACATTGGCCCCCCCCAAGTCGGTGGCATGAACAGATTTATATCCGTCGTGTCCTTAACCTCATCAGGTGTGTATTGCCGTGGCCAAATGCATTTCCGCGATTGAGAAGTTTCCAGCTCGCCAATGCTGTAGTCTGTGCCGTTGTCACTCGCCCTACTAGACATCCAAAACAATCCGTCAGTGAATATGGTACGATCATTCTTGACTGCCAGCCCTGCCAGGTACGTTGGACACTCTTTAGATGTCTTCTGTGCGATTTTCAATTGGACATTTGACCCATACAATGTGCGGCGGAACCCAACGAACTCATACTGGAACGCTATGGCTTTCCCGCACACCTTAGCCACTTTCTCGGACGCCGTCAACACCCGCAACACATAATGATCAGTTGTCTCCGGTTCCCCTTTCAGAAATCGAGCCGGTAGGACTCCAAAGTCCCCTTTTGGTTGACCCTCATACATGTACACAGCCATTTCAACGGTTTCGGTTCCTAGGGTTACTCTACTCTTTCTCTTCGGCAGCTCATCAAACACATTCCCATATGAGTCCGAGACGTTTAGGTACACCGTTGGATGTCCCAACCGGGTGTATGAATGATATGCAACGCTCCTCGCCGCCTCACATTGCAGCATGTCTTCGCACACAATGCACCCTTTCTTTGTCTCTTTAAACATCTCTACCAAGTACCTATTAACGAGCTCATACGATGCCAATTCGACTGAGTGGTCCGAGGAGGGATATTTGCCTATACCCTTCCAGACAAACAATCCCCCTCCACACACGAGAGTTTTCCTATCAGTGTCGATCCCACAACCTAGATCACCCTTCACGTACCATGCAGCTCCCACAACCAACAACACTACCAGCATAGTCTTGTCAATGCGCACGAAAAGCAAAGCAGCTACCACAACTCCCAGTAGCCACCTCCCTTGCAAGAAACTAGGGATTCCGAAGTGTATTTTTCCGACAAAATCATGGAAAACGCCACCAACTCCTGGAACTCCATGCCGAGTGTACCTGTCCATGACTCTATTAACTAGACGCCAAGCCTGAGTTAGCGGGGTCGCCTTGCACTCGATCGGCACCGATACATTCCCCATGAAAAGCACAGAGGAGCCATTTCCACACAACACATGGGCATTCATGGTCGTCACGCCCGGTTGGAAAACCATCTTGGTGGAGGTTAACCCACATCCCACGCATTCCAACTTGACAACGCACGTCTCGTCGGGTGCGGTTGCTGTACTGGCTACAACCACACCTTCGCTGCCAAAACCACCTTGCGCGAAAGTTCCACTTGGGCTGAACGAACAGGTCGGAAAATCTCCAGTCGTGAGTTTGTCCAGGATGAATTTGCACCAAAAGACTGAGTCCACTTGCGATGTGCCAACCACCTTGGCCGCCGTCCACTCCAACCTTGGAGAGTCCACCGATGTCACCGGTATCTCGTTTGGCCCCGGAGCCCCCCAGTTAACGACACGCTCCATTCCGATCATGTGGCCTCGAGTACGAAAAACCCCCGGCCAGTCATCTACCAGCCTCCGCAGAAACAGCCCTGTGCCTTGTTCGGAAACCACCGCATAATGTAAAGATGCCAGTCTGTCATTTTCCAATTGGCAAGTGACAACCATTTGCCCTAAGTGACCAAACTTGAATGTCACTGGGACGTTGTTCGTGATCATTTTCGTGTCGTTTTTTCCCTGGTAGCCGACTGTCAGATTTGAGACTACACCGGCATTTGACAACAACTTGACATCATACTCAGTGTCACATTCAAGCTCCACGCATGTTGCCGTCATGCCAAGTCCGAACTTGAAACAACCGGTTCCCCACCCTCTGTTGTAAGGGAGGATCTGACAGGTCCTGTTCTCAGATCTGATCTCCGACAGATTCAACTGTGATCCCCCTGGACATGCGTCGGTCGAGTGAGATTGACTCACGTAACAGTCTGACAAAAGGGTCTTGTAATCCTTCCCTCCGACCACATATGAGTTGCCCAAGCTCACCTGGATGACGCCTTGTGGGGTTGCTATTCCGGAAATCTCACTAGGAAACAAGCGGGTCTCCAGAAAAGTCATATGTTCTTGGCGCAACAAGTACAAGGGCTCTATGCTCTCCGCCTTAACGACATTCCAAGTCAAAATCCCAATCGCTAGCATAGCCCATACGGACCACTTAAATCGGATTCCGACACACAGCAAAAGGATGATCCCAACTTTCGTGTTCTCCCGCACAAATTTGAAGATGATCAGCTCCACCTCCTCAAGGAGCCCCAATCCTTTGGTTGGGGCTGCGTGCAGAGTGGGTGCTGATCTCTTTGTTCTCGCGCCTGTTGGCGTCTTGCACCGGAAGAATTGCACTTCAAATTCCATAGCCGTCGATCCGCAATCAGTGGCCCCCAAATCGCCCATTTTCCTCACCTTTGGGCACCGCTTCGTAACGAACGTGCCCTCTGGGCAAGTGCCACTAGGCAACTTGAACACTTCTGGCTTCGCGTCGAATTGTTGGTTATCTTTGAAGACCTTCTGCTGAAGGTCAGCCGTCGTCCTAACTTCCAACACGGGACGCAAGCCCCCCTTTGTCGCTGCCTGTGCCATAGCCAAAAGAATCACAAAAAGAGTCAGAGCCATGGCCCCAACGTTCATGCCCGCGGATCTTGTCCTCTCCAGCCTCATCACGCGCTTGTTCAATTTCCCGATTTTTGTGTAAATGTCCTTCAGGGCCGTTGATATGACCGCAAAGGCGATCCAAAAAGCCTGTAGCAGGTCCGCCTGTAGGAAATCCTTCCATCCGTATTCCACTCCAAAAAACCTTCTCATATGTCCGATTTGCTTGCGTGTATTCTTGTTTTTAGTGGTGGGGAGGCTGGCCCTCTGAGAGGGCTTCTGCGCCACCACTGTTTGTTTGTTCACCTTCTGGGCATCCCTTATGCCCACAACGCTCCCCGTTCGCTTCTTCGCCAGCCCCTCTTTGGGGCCCGCCCGACCGCCTCCCGGCCGGGAAAACTTCCTCGATTGCTCCATACTTTCCGTACGTCGCCAAAGAAATTTTTAACAACACTAGCCCGATAGTAAACCAATTCAACCTGTGACCTGGTAAAAGCCGGTGTTTTA